GCTAATTGATCTTCTCGCATTAAATGTTTGGAAAGCAAAACAAAAATAAATTTATTACATGGATGGAAGAACTATACCGACTTGGCAAAATACCTGAGGCTGTTTACAGCAAATATGCTTTCTATAGGAAAGCGTTTTGGATTTGTTTTGCCTATGTTCTTTGGGATATGTTTACTGCTTTTGGGTGGTTATAATTTTAAGCTAGGAGTTTACGTTGCCTTTACAAAAACTTATTTTTAAACCTGGAATCAATAGAGAAGGAACAGCCTACTCTAATGATGGCGGATGGTTTAATTCTAATTTAGTTCGTTTTCGTAAAGGACTTCCTGAGAAAATTGGGGGATGGGCAAAAGCCTCAACGAACAGTTTTCTAGCCACAGGGAGAGCGATCCATGCTTGGGTAGATTTAGCAGGTACGCGCTATTTAGGGTTAGGAACTACTTGGAAATATTATGTTTTAGAAGGACAAGTTTATAGTGATATAACACCGATTAGAACCACAAACACAGGCACTGCAACCTTTACCAGTGCAAGCGGAAGCTCCACTATTTCGGTAACTGATTCTTCCCATGGGGCTGTGGCTAATGATTTCGTCACTTTTACTGATACTGCCACTTTAACTGGCAGTAATATTACAGACAGTGTTCTTGATCAGGAATACCAGATTGCTGGAGTTACCTCATCAAACGTTTACACTATAGTCGCTAAAGATACCGACGGAGATGAAGTAACAGCCGATGCAACTGTTTCTGGAGGTGGAGGAGGTTCTACAGTTGCCGCTTATCAAATTAATGTAGGTTTAGATGTTTATGTTCCTTCTACAGGTTGGGGATCTGATACATGGGGCGCAGGAACTTGGGGAAGTGTTTCTACTTTAAGTGATACAAATCAATTAAGAGTTTGGTCCCACGATAATTTTGGAGAAGATTTACTTATAAATCCTCGTTCAGGAAGTGTTTATTATTGGGATGAATCAAGCGGAACAGACACAAGAGCAGTAATTTTATCTGACTTATCTGGGGCTAATTTAACTCCCACAAAATCATTACAAGTTATGGTGTCTGATATTGATAGACACGTTATATGTTTTGGTGCAGATCCTTTAAACGACGGAGGAACGGCTAGAACAGGAGCAGTTGATCCTATGTTTATTGCCTGGAGTGATCAAGAAAATGTTGCAGAGTGGGAGCCTAAGTCAACAAATACTGCAGGCTCGTTTAGACTTTCAGCAGGTTCTGTTATTGTAGGAGCAATAAGAGCTCGTCAAGAAACGTTAATTTGGACAGATACGTCACTATACTCAATGACTTTTGTAGGTCAGCCTTTTACCTTTAGCATTAATTTAGTAAATGAAGGGGTTGGTTTAGTTGGACCAAAAGCTATGGTCAATACTCCTAAAGGAGTTTTTTGGATGGACAAAAAAGGATTTTATACCTACACGGGAAATATACAAGAACTTCCGTGTACTGTTGCTGACCATGTTTTTAGTGATATGAACCAAACTCAAAGTTATCAAACATTTGGTTTTGTTAATAAAGCATTTGATGAAGTAGGTTGGTTTTATTGTTCAGGATCCACTACCGTTATTGATAAATATGTAGTCTATAATTATGAAGAAAATATTTGGATGATCGGTTCTCTTAATAGAACGTGTTGGATAGATGAAGGCATCTTTTCAGATCCTAAAGCAACAACGTCCAGTTCAGATGTAGGTTATTTATATAATCATGAAACAGGAAATGATGCAGATGGCTCAGCTATGACTGATGTATTTATAGAGTCCAGTGATTTTGATATTGACCCTGCGGGAGAAGATTTCCAGTTTATAAGTAAAATAATACCTGATATTAAGTTTACAGGAACAGCAGATACTGGAAGCAGTGGTCAAACCGCTGAAGTTATTTTGAAAAGAAGAAATTATCCTGGAGAAGATTTAACTACCGCTGTTACTAGTTCTTGTACTTCCGTTACTACTAAAATAGATACACGAGTAAGAGGTCGTCAAGCCGTATTAAGAATACAATCTAACGATGATGATACAACTGAAACAGGAATGAGTTTTAGAGTAGGAGCTATGCGTTTAGACTTTAGACCTGACGGTAGAAGATAATGGGTAAGTTACTAGAAACAAAACTGCCTGTAGCGATTGGTGAAATTTCTCCTGAAACCTTTAATAGACTCGTTAGGGTTTTAGAGTTAAGCTTAAACAGAGTAGATATAGATGCTACTTTAAATGTTAATGAGTCTCAACGGAATAAAAATAAGTTTAATCCAGGAGATCTTATTTGGAATCTTTCAACTAGTCAATTACAATTATGGACAGGATCAAGTTGGGTAGATATTTATAAAGGAAATGAAAACGGAGTAGAAGGGAAATCTAGTTTAGGAACATTATCAGTAGCAACTAATGGGAATACTTCAATTAGTATTTCAGGCGGCACTTCTGGTTGGAATACAGACACATATTATACATAAGAGGACAAGCTATGAAAGGTGTTAAACATTATAAAAGAGACGGGACTTTGCATAAAGGAGGGTCTCATAAAATGCCTAACGGAGCTTTGCACACTAATAAAACACATACTAAAACAAGTGTAAAATTATTTCATTTTAAAGATTTATCTAAAAAAGCAAAAGTAAAAGCAAAAGGAGGCAAAAAATAATGCCGAAGAAAAAAGGACTGTACGCTAATATAAATGCCAGAAAAAAGAAAGGTATTAGTAGACCTAAAAGTAAATCTACAATATCTAAAAAAGCGTATAAAAACATGAAAGCTGGTTTTCCTAAGAAGAAAAAGAAGAAGTAATGCCTGCGAAAAAGAGAAAAAAGACTAAAGCGATAAGAAAAACAACTAAAGGTAAAGGAGCAAACTACAGACCAACGAAAAAAGGCGCAGGGATGACCAAAAAAGGTGTAAAAGCCTATCGTAAGAAAAATCCTGGAAGTAAATTAAAGACAGCAGTAACGGGGAAAGTTAAAAAAGGAAGTAAAGCAGCAAAAAGAAGAAAATCTTTTTGTGCAAGATCAAAAGGTTGGACAGGCAAACGAGGTAAAGCAGCAAGAGCAAGGTGGAAATGTTAAATGTATGAATATAATTGTAAAGTTAAAAGAGTCGTGGACGGGGATACTGTCGATGTTATTATTGATCTCGGCTTTGACATTCATTTTGCCACTCGTGTTCGCCTCTATGGTATGGACACGCCTGAGAGCAGGACTAGGAATAAAGACGAGAAAGTTAGAGGATACATGAGCAAGGATTTCTTAGAAGAGTGGATGGAAAAGGATGATGTTATAATCAGGACTCGCAGGGATAAAAAAGGTAAATTTGGTCGCGTCTTAGGAGAGATGCTTGTTCGGGGTGAAAACATTAACAAGTTAATGATAAAAGAATGTCTTGCTGTTGAATACTATGGTCAAAGTAAAGATGACATTGAAAAGCAACATATGTTGAATCGAGAAGTATTGATAGAAAAGGGGTTATTTAACCCTGATAAGGAGGAAGTATGAGTGACGAAAGAGATTATCACCCTAGCGGAAGATTTGGCGGAGACATGGATCGCAATGAAGTAGAAATGGACTTAAACAAGTTCATGGCTATGATTGAGGAAATCGGTGCTCTAAAGGATAAGATAAGAACACTAGAAGATGTTAAGAACAACAACCCGTATCAAAAGGTTATATTTATAGCACAGGCTATTGACTCATGGAGAATTTTTCCAAGAGCCTTTTTGTCGGTTTATATGTACTTGCTTTACTACACTACTTTTTGGTTCATGGATTTACCTGAACCTAGCTTTGAACAATCGGCATTAATATCTATAGTAGTGGGTGCAGGAGCTGCTTGGTTTGGACTCTATGCGGGTACGAGTGGCTCGTCTAAAAGTTTTAAAGGAGAGAAGTAATGAAAGTTTTTATAACTGAGTTTAGAGTTGGAAGCGAGATATATGAGGGTCCAACAATAACTGCTGAAAGTTATGAGCAAGCAGAAAAACAAGCAGAAGCTTTTGATCTTATAGTAGTAGCTATGGTAGACTTAGCTTTGTCTGACGATGATGAACTAAGCGAAAGAGTATTGCATTGATTAAACAGGTTAAATATTTTTTAGGAGTTTTGATTTTATTTACTCTTTTTCTTGGCAACACGGTAAAAGCTGAACCTACAGGAGATTGTACGACTGGTCAATATTGTGAGCAAAGTTCGTTAGATACAACAAATACCACAACAACAACTAATACAAATACAAACACAAATACAAACACGAACACGAACACGAACACGAACAATAATACAAACAGCAACACAAACACGAACACTAATACCACAACAACTACGGGAACTAATACCAATACAAACAATAATACAAACAATAATACATCGACTTCGACAGCGACTGCTACGAATACAAATAGCAATACTAATAATTCAACTTCGACTACTACGGGCACGAATACAAATACGAATAACAATACAAACAATTCGACAGCTACTAACACTAATACCAGCAGTAACACTAATACAAATAATTCCACATCAAATATAACTTCTACTGCTAGTTCAAATAATACCAATACAAACAACAATACAAATACTTCGACAAACAACAATACAAATACTTCGACAAACAACAACACAAATACAAATAACAGCACAAGCACAAGTTCTAATACAAGCAACAACACAAATACAAATACTTCGACAAACAGCAATACAAATAACAATACTAATGTAAATCAAAATACCTCTGACTCAAATGTTAAAACTGACAATAAAAATGTGAATGAGTCTACTTCTGAAAACACCAATAGAAACATTAACGAGTCTAAGTCAGAGCAAGTCATTACACAAAACATAAACCAGAAAGCACCACCAGCGAGTGCGATTGCTCCTAGTATTATGAGTTATAGTCAGGATTTATGTACTGTAGGTCGATCAGGAGCGTTTCAAGGACAGGTGTTTGGGTTATCCACAGGTCGTACAGTAAGAGATGAGAATTGTGAGCGATTAAAATTATCTAAGTATTTATACGATACAGGCATGAAAGTAGCGAGTGTGGCTATACTTTGTCAGGATATAAGAGTTTTTAAAGCAATGACTATGGCAGGAACTCCTTGTCCATACGAAGGCAAGATTGGTGTAGAAGCGAGTGCAAAGTGGCAAGCTAACCCACAAGACAGACCCGACTATAAAGAAGCTAAGTCTACTTATATATCTAGGTGTAAAAACACTTTAAACAGTGCTGGACAAAGAAAATCGAGAAAAACTTGTGCTA